AACATCATTACTAAACATACTGCCGCCAAGGGCACCTTCAGTACCCACAACACTATTTTCACGATCCATTAGTGACTTTAGGTCGTCTTTTACACTATTGATACTTGCTACTAAACTATTAAGTTGGTTTTGTGTTAGCTGTCCACTTTTAATATTATCCCACTGACTGGATATATCACCAAGTATACCGCCATTAAATAAATTTAAGTTGAATTCCTGTCCATTAAATCCAAGGCAACCTCCCACCTGATCCGGTACCATATTGCCAATGGCATTGATAATGTCTTTACCAGCACCTAGGAAACTGTCCATAGTTTGTTCAAGTATGTTTGGAATTGCTATTGGTGCAATTGGGGTAGCACAGAAATTAATCATGTTTGCTATCTGTGTTACTTCAGCTAGTGCGTTGTTCACACGGCCCAGTGTTTCTTCAATACCAGTGTGTGTCATAAACTTGTCAAATTCACTGTCAAGTTCGTTTAGGGCATCCAAAAGTTCCGCCTGTATACCTGGTACACCTAAAATTGCTTTAAGGTTTACGCTCAGGCATACTTGTATGTTTGGCAATTTAATACCACGTCCAGCCAACAAGTTACATATGATTTCACGTAATGAAAAATCATATTCACTTTTTACAACAACTTTTGCATTGTCTCCTATTTGGCCTTGGATGTCAGTATTTGTGTGATGTCGAGTATCTAAGTACTCGTTAACACTTGCTAAACCATTTGGAAAATCTGTTGACGCCATTGTTACCCTCCAATAAACACATTGTTACTACCAGATGTAGCACTTGGGTTACAATGACTTCCTCCTGGAATAGGGCATAAACTGTCTGCACCTGCACTGTTGCCCACAATAACAGTAAGTATGCCGCCAATATATACATTGGGATTAGCGGCATTTAAATTACCGCCTCCATGACTATTGGGGTTACCATCAACTGATGTTATCAAATTATTTGTATAAACACGTTCACATGCGGCGTTTGTTTGCGCTCCGCATGCTCTTGCGTCTGTATCTCTATGAACTGCTGGCATAACTTTTTCCTATCTAATGGTATTTATCAGAAGATAAGTTTAGATCCCTCAGCACTGGTATCAATACCTGTGGTTGCTTGCATATACGCATCTTTAAATGGCTTGTGTGCTTTAGCTTGTGCTACAACTAAGTTTTCGTTAAACGAAATCTCTGGTGTGTCAGTCATAACATCTGCTGTTGCAAAATATGGAGCCATTGCTGGTCCTTTTTCTGTCATCACCATTGCAAGTGGTTTACGCATACGGATTTGACCGTTGTTGTGTTCTTGCCACACACCAATAATCTCTTCTCCGCTGGTAAGTTTAAGGGCAATAACATCGCCCTTTTTATTAATATCAATAATCATAAAGTATATCCTGTTCCGTTAAATCCTGTGGCCTCAATGTATGTTGTCAATTGATCATAACCACCTATTACCTTACCATCAATTATAATTTGAGGTACGGTCCTTGCATTTGGAGCAGCTTCTAAAAGTTGCTCACGTGTTGCATCTACACCAACTACCCACTCAGTGAAAGGTAATTTCATCTGAGTAAGTAATCTTTTTGCCTTGACACAGTAAGGACAATTTGGCTTACTGTATACGGTAATTTCGCTCATAAGCTCATCCCTTTAAAGGTATCTTCGCTAACGTCCTTGTTAACTCCACCAATTACATAACTACTAATTTCTGTTTCTTGTGGTGCTACTTGTACGTCTGCTCCACTGATCCATTTTTGTGTCCATGGTAGTGGACTTGCTTGTGGAGTTTTGTATGGGCTTGGCAATCCAACCGCTGTCATACGTTTGTTTGCAATCCATTCCACAAACTCACTCAGCAGTTGCTCGTTAAGACCAATCATGCTACCGTCTTTAAACAGATACTTTGCCCATGCTTTTTCTTGGTCAACAGCATCAACAAACATTTGTACCATTTCAGCTTCACACTCTTTGGCAATTTTAATATAGTCTGGATCATCTTTTGGTAAGATTTTCAACAAATATTGTGTACTTGCCAAGTGCAAGTTTTCGTCACGACAGATTAGTTTAATAATCTTAGCATTGCCTTCCATCTTTTTAAGTTCAGCAAACGCCCAACTACATGCAAACGATACATAAAAGCGAACGCCCTCCAGAATGTTTACACTCATAATAGTTTTATACAATGCTTTCTTGAGTTCGTAGTTGCTAACAACTCGTTCTTTTCCATTAACTGTGTGTTTGCCTACTCCTAGTAAATTATAGTAACCAGCTTGTTCAATCAGGTCATCATAATACTTTGAAATGTCATCAGCACAATCCACAATCTCTGGAATGTCCATAAGCTCATCAAAGATTTTAGTTGGATCATTATAGATGTTACGAATAATGTGTGTATAACTGCGTGAGTGAATTGTTTCACTAAATGTCCATGTGATTACCCAGTTTTCCAATTCAGGAATACTTACAAGGCTACCAAATGCTTCAGCAGGCGCACGACCCTGTACACTATCCAATAGGATCTGACGCTTTAGGTTTGATGTAAAGATGTGACGTTCATGCTCATTTAAGTCTTTGAAGTCTTTTCCATCTTTATACACATCAACTTCTTCAGGACGCCAAAAGAATCCCAACTGTTTGTCAGTTAACTGATCAAACTTACGATACTTTAGCGTATCATAACGCTGTACTGCTACTCCGCCTTCTGGATCCAGAAAGGCTAATGCTTCCGTGTGGTTGCCTTCTTTTTTGCTGTTAAAAACACTCATTGTTCACTCTTCCTTATATTACACATGCGTCACAGTCGTCATCATCCATTTGACCCGGCGCTAGTTCATTGTCTTCTGCGTTGATGTCAAGCTCGCCTTGGCCATCGAATGTATTAAAGTAGTATAATTGCTTGCCGCCATATTTGTAGAACATAATAAGGTGCTGTAGCATAACACTCATTGGGATCTTTTCATCTTCAAAGAATGTTGGGTTGTAAGTAGTGTTAACACTGATGCCTTGATCAATATACTTTTGTAACACTGCCATAATTTTTAAGTAACCTTCTGGAGACTTTTGATCCCACAGTAGGTCATATTTGCTTTTTAGTTTGTGGATACCCGGCACAACTTGTTTTAATACGCCATGCTTGGATTGTTTAACACTTACAAAACTACGTGGCGGTTCAATGCCGTTTGTACTGTTTGAAATTTGCGCTGATGTCTCTGCCGGCATCAGTGCCATTAGTGTTGAATTACGGATACCCGTTTGTTTAAGTTGTTCACGCAGGCTTTTCCAGTCCATGCGTTCTTGATGCGGAACAAGTTCATCCACATCAGTTTTGTATGTCATGTTTGGTGTAATACCTTTGCCATACAATGTTTCTGGTGTGCCTGGGCATGCTCCACGTTCTGCCGCTAAATCTGCACTTGCTTTAATTAGGTAGTAACTCCATGCTTCTGCCCACTCATCCACAAGTTCTAGGTTAGGATTCTGATACGTTGTATCATTTTTAGCAAGCCAATATGCAAAGTTAATAATCCCAATGCCAATTGGTCGGCGCTTCATTGTGCTTAGTTCTGCGGCTAATACTGGATACTTTTGATAATCTAATAGTGCATCAAGTCCACGTACTGCCAGTTCACACGCACTCTTAAAGTCGTCAACGCCACGCATTACACCCCAATTTACAGCACTCAGTGTACAAAGACTAATTTCACCTTCTTCATCAAATTGATGGTTAAGTGGCTTAGTGGGTAGATCAATTTCACTACACAAATTACTCTGGTGTATTGGTGCAACCATTTTATCAAATGCACCATGATCATTTGCATGGTCAACATTCATTAAGTATACACGACCAGTGTTCTTGCGCTCTTCAATAAACTGACTAAACAATTCAATTGCTTTTATACTCTTTTTACGTAATCGTGTATTGCGCTCTGCTGTTTCGTATAAACGTTTAAATTCGTCTTGATCTTGGAAAAATGCTTCGTATAAACCAGGAACATCGCTTGGGCTGAACAATGTAATGTCTCCGCCAGTAAGCAAACGCTCATACATAAGTTTATTAAATTGTACACCATAGTCTAAATGACGTACACGATTGTCTTCAGTGCCTTTGTTGTTTTTAAGCACCAACATATCTTCCACTTCCAAGTGCCAGATTGGATAATATAATGTTGCCGCTCCACCACGAACACCACCTTGGCTACATGATTTTACAGCCGCTTGGAACATTTTGTAGAAAGGTATAACGCCCGTGTGTGTTGCGTCTCCTTTGCGTATAGGGCTACCGATAGCTCTAATGCTACCTGCACCAATACCAATGCCTGCTTTTTGACTTACATACTTTACAACTGCACTTGACGTTGCATTAATACTATCTAAACTGTCGCCAGTTTCAATAAGCACACAACTACTAAATTGCCTTTGTGGTGTACGTACACCCGCCATTACTGGTGTGGGCAAACTAATCTCAAATGTACTCACAGCATCATAATAATCTTTAACCCAACGCATACGTGTTTCGTGCGGATAGTCGCTAAACAATGTAGCGGCAATCAACATGTATGCCATTTGTGGTGTTTCAAATATCTCACCACTGGCACGATTTTGTACCAAATACTTTCCACGAAACTGTTCCATGCCAACATACGCAATGCTGTTGTCACGTTCGTGCTTAATATAGTTGTTTAATTGATCCCACTCAGCTTCAGTATAGCTTGATCCTAATTCTGGATCATAAAAGCCACGCTCAGTGTTTACTTGAATCAAGCGACTGATGTGCCAAGGTTCATAATTATTGTATACCATTTTACGCAAGTGGTAATTTATAAGTCTACCTGCTACCCATTGATAGTTTGGCGTTTCTTCACTAATTAAATCAGCGGCACTTTTTATCAAAGTTTCTTGAATATCTTCACTAGTGATACCATTATAAAATTGTATGTGACTTTTAATTTCTACTTGGCTTGGACTTACGCCGCTGATGCCTTCACATGCATGGAACACTACTTTGTGTAGTTTGTCTATATCTAAATCTTCTCGATCGCCGTCTCTTTTAATTACTTGTATGTCGCTCATATTTCGCTTTCCTCTTATCTTATGCTGATAGATTGTGTTTTGTTACTTCAACTACGTCTGTACATAAAAAACTTTCTTGCACTTCAAGAGTATCTTTTACAGACGACCATTCAGCAACCTCAGTAAGGTTGTAGTTTAGTAACCAACGGCCATCAATCAATGCTGTCATATATATATCTGAATTTGCTTGATCATACACTCTTATTATACGATTTTCTATATTTTCGTCTATATAAAAAAGTGTGTATGCCATGCCAATTGCAGTACTAAATTTACAATAGTTGCCGCGGTGTAGCATTTCCCACACGCTTGGCCAAGTCTGAATTTCGTAAGGATCCAAACTAATATTACTCAGTGGAGCATATCTCCACCACTCACAAACATCACGACATGTGTTTAATAAGTCGTTAACGTCCAGTCCTTTTCTAAAGTCTCTCCAAGAGGCTAGCCGCTTCTGAGGAGATTCAAACCACATGGTTCTAAGCTGATTTACATTTTCCACAATTTGAATGTATAATAAAGGGTTGCTGTTGAGGTCTCGTTATTGGTGTATGTTAGTGAGAAATCACTACCATTAATGTTTCCAGCAAATGTTACATCTACGTTTGCTGTTAACGTGTTGTATTGATCATCAATATACACTGTTCCTGCACTGCTGTCAATCAATAATCTTAGTTGACCAATGCGATAGCCTGTGCCGCCTGACAGTTTAATACTGTAGTCGATAAAGGCTGTGTCGTAAATTGATGTATCAAAACCAAACCCAGTTGCAGTACCAGCACTTGCGCTAGCAGCTAACTGTAGGTTTCCTGGGCGCACTGTATCGTTAACAGTGGCAAGTTCGCTATTGAACTTCATCGTAATTGTGCCAGCGGCTGGTGGAGAGCTAAAGGTAATA